AAAACAATCACACTTATTTTAAGAAAGAAGAAGAACATGACAATGGGGTAGTTGCTAGACGGCTTATGTCTACAGCAGCTAATTATTTTAACTTTGAAAACCAAGTAGGTTATGACATTTGGTTTCATAGAAACGGTATGCCAGATTGGCACCAAGATAGAGACGAACAAACCTTTTTTAATACAGGGCAAAGTCACTTTCCTATATGCTCTATAGTTTTTTACCCGCATGTAAAAGAATTAGTAGGGGGTGAACTTATCTTTAAAAACAACATGCGTATAACACCAGTGTCAAATAGACTTGTCATGTTTGGTCCTGGGTTAGAACATAAAGTAACACCTATACAAAGTGGAGAAAGAGTATCTATGAATATAAACTCTTGGAACTATGACATAGAAGTAGCTACAGAATTTAATTAATGAAAAAATTTGTAATTAACCTAAAAAGTAGGCCTGAACGTAAACAACACTTTATAGATAAAAACCCAACCCTAGAAGACTATACATTTGTAGAAGCTGTAGATGGTTTAACACAGGATTTATCTGAATATAAAACTAGACCAGGGTGGATAGATCCATTTCAAAACAGAGGCATTGTTCCTACAGAAGTAGCTTGTTTCTTATCTCACAGAAAAATGTGGCAAAAATGTGTAGAGTTAGATGAGCCTATATATGTAATAGAAGACGATGCCATCATAAATGTAGAGAGATGGGACGAACCTTTTTATGACCATACAATAGGTTATTGGGACTTGTTGTACCTACAACGCAATGAAAACGAACCAGAGAACACTATAAAAGTATCTGATAAGCTAGAAAGACCTTGGTATCCATACAATACAACGGCGTATGTGATCTCCCCAAAAGGTGCACGAAAGCTGTTAAATACTAATATAATGGAAGAAGGTATAATACCAGTAGACGAGTATATACCTGAACAAATCAGAGAAGCTAGTCTCATGGCTCTTGCTTTACAAGAAGATTCTTGTAACCAAGCTACTAGAGATGTGCTACCCTCTGACATACGTAACGACAGGAGAGATATGACAATACACGTAGTAACGATAGGTACAGACGATAGCAAAATGAAAAAGCTATATGATTCTGCAGATAAACACGGCATAAAAATAGACAACTGGGGCGCAGGTGTTGAGTGGAGGGGCTCAGACATGACAGGTCCAGGTGGTGGTCAGAAAGTAAACATACTAAAACAGCATATACATCATCTTTCGGACACGGATATTTTACTCTTCACAGATTCGTACGATGTTTTTTATGCAGATAGCTTAGAAACAATCAAAGAAAGGTATTTAGACATGGGTCATAAAGTACTTTTTGCCGCAGAAGAAGTATGTTGGCCAGATCCTAGCCTAGGTAATCAGTTTCCTTCCGTACACACCAGATATAGATATCTTAACTCTGGTACGTTTATAGGTGAGGTAGGAGAGATAAAAAAGATACTAAACCACAACAACATAGAAGATCACCAAGATGACCAACTGTTTTACCAACAAGCATATTTAGAAGGTCTATATGATATTGGTCTTGACGTAGAAGCTTACATTTTCCAATGCCACGAACCTAATATAACTATGTTAGGCAACCAGTTACATAACCAAGAAACTACTTGTTGCCCTTGTATCTACCACGGTAATGGTGATGACTCTGCAAAAGATAACTTTGAACGTATCTACAAAGAGATGTACCCACAATACAACCTGTTTCATACACCTACTCACAACTATGAAGTCATAGAAAAAGACATGATATTAATAGATTTTATGTCAGAACATCAGTGTCAAAGGCTTATAGAAATAGCAGAGCAAAATGCAGAATGGAAAAGTCTACCTTTAGATACGTATCCTGCTCAAGAGATAAGACTAAAAGAACTTAACATCTACCAAGAACTAGAAGAACATTGGCAAAAACATGTCAAACCCATAATAGAACCTTATTGGAATCCTATGGTTGTAGAAGGCGTAAGAGATGCTTTTATGTTGAAGTATTCTACTAATTCACAAACAAAACTAGCGCTACACCATGACTCCTCGCACGTAACTGGTTCAGTAAAATTAAATAAAAACTACAAAGGTGGCGAGTTATTTTTTCCTAGGCAGAATATAAGTAACGCTGATATACCTGTAGGCAAACTGCTTTTATTCCCAGGGCAAGTTACGCATCCGCACGAATGTGTAGAGCTTACGGAGGGTACAAAGTACAGTTTGACTATATGGTCGCAAAGATACAAGGGTGATATACTCTAAGGATGTACACAGATAAAGTATTAACAGAAGCTGATATACACCTGTTATTTGCAGACGGAGACATAGAACGTTTATATTTAGGGTCTAAAGGTTTTTTTAATAAAGGCACCTACAATTACCCAGGCGTAGACTTTACAAAAGAAGAAATAGCTAATGCAGGCGATGTAAACCACATACAGTACTGGTATAACATGTGTTTAGATTACGCACTAACTAAACTAGCTTTCGGTATGTATAAAGACGGTTATTTAATTAATATTGCTTTAGGTTTTATTGAAGATAGCGCATGGCATTTGTGTAATACTTTAATAGGACCGGATATCGAAGGAACTAGGGCTTTTATGCGTGATCCTGAATATCACAACCTAAGAGGCAATACAGAGAAAGGTTTAGGTGCAACTATTGCTTATAGCTATTGCGATGTAGGATCCCCTATAAACGATACTTTTATGGCTTATAAAAATCATTTTGGTCCTATAGAAGAATGTAATGTAAAAAATTACAATACTATGACTCACCTCGGACAAGTTACACAAAACTATACTACTGGCGGACATGATTGGCCTGGGGTAAAATCTGATTACAGTATAGTATTTGAAAAATATTCTATGGAGTATTATTAATGTCTGGTTTTATAGATAAAACAAGTAATATTGATGCAGCTGAACTAGCAGCAGAATACCGTACGCCAGATCAAGGCGTGTCTGCTAAATCTAATAGTAATATTATTATCAATGATTATAGAAAGATGGCTCCTAGAAGAAATCAATCTGATACTCTAGGTCAAGCCGCAATAGTTCCTAGTGGTACTACGCAACAGTTTAGAGATTATGGAGGCACTTGTGGATTCGTTCCAAGTTCTAGAACTTACACTACTGGATCAAGTAAAGGGGCTACAAGTTATACGCATATTGGAGTAGCCACCAGCCAGGCGGATCAATACGTATCTGTAGATAGCAGCTCTGCTAGTCTAGGAAATTTTGGTTTAGGTAATAGTGGCGGTACTGGTGGACTTAGCTTGGCTAATGTAGCTAGTTTTCCTAGTAGCGCTAACTTTGTAGGTTTACTAAATCGGAATGTTACACTCGGCGGAGTCTCTTATCTTATAGCAACAGGGGCTAATGGCGCCTCTAATTGGACAACCTTACGCATACGAAACTTATATCCGGGCGGATCAACGAACTTTGGTGGCAGCTCAACGTTTTACAATGGTACAACACTTATTAACAGAAGCGACGGTTGGGCTTATACTACTTCAAGTGGTTTTCACATATGGAGCCGTAATTATGGCATAGGTACTAGTTATACCTCTATGGCTTTAGGGTTCCCATCAACTATAGAGATAACATGATAAATTTAAAAAACCCACCAGGGCTACCTCCTTGGTCAGAAATATCTAAAAAACGTAAAGTAGCTAGAGTATTCTTTATATTCTTGTTGCCTGTAAAGATACTACTTATGTTTATGGGGGTATCATTTGGTGTTACAGCGCTTTTTGGCCTATAATCCTTTTATGGCTACGGTTAAAGAAACATTGGCAAAAATTGAATCACACGAAAGAGAGTGTAATATTCGATACACTGCTATAGAGAAGCGCTTAGACAAAGGAGATGCTAAGTTTGACCGTATGGACACTAAGTTCACAACAATGATTATAGGCGTATACGTCCTTATCATTGGGTCTAGCTTTTTATAAGGAGGTACCTATGGCTAAAGCCGAAAGCAAATTACCGCAGTTAATCAACTTTGATGGTAAACAATACGATATAACCCAGATGACTGACCGAGTAGCTCAGCAATTTAACATGTTAGTTAGATTACAAAGTGAATGGCAAGACGCTGATTTTAACTTACGAAAGGTAGAAGCAGCACAAAAAACAACCGTAACGGAACTGCAAGTCTTTTTAAAAGAAGATAAAATTAAATCAGTAGACGACAGGATAATAACACCATGAACATAGAGCAATGCAAGGAAGAGATTAAAAGACATGAAGGCGAGGTCTTAGAGATATATGAGGATAGTTTAGGTTTTAAAACTCTTGGCATAGGACATTTATGCCAACCAGAAGACCCAGAGTATGATTGGGAAGTGGGTACTAAAGTATCACAGGAAGTTGTTGATCTGTATTATGAAGATGATTTTAACAAACATTTAGCAGAAGCTATACATGTGTTTGGCACAGACGAAGCTTTTTATAATTTACCAGAAAATATCCAACATGTTATAGTCAATATGTGCTTTAATCTAGGAGGAACTAGACTTTCTAAGTTCCGTAATATGTTAAAAGCATGTAGATCACATGATTGGAAACAAATGGCAGCTGAAATGGAAGACAGCAGATGGTTTAACCAAGTAGGAAGAAGGAGTCGAGAACTGCAAGAATCAGTTCTGAATACTGTATAATGAAAAAATGGCCTATATTAAACTTAATACATTCGGGGGTCTTGCGCCAAGGACTTCACCTAGACTTTTAAGGGATGAGCTAGCTACTGTAGCTACTGATGTAAACCTTGAGAGCGGCCGTTTAGTGCCTATTACAGACAATTCTGATACTCTTACTTTATCTAATTCTAGTAGACAATCTATATTTAAATACACCGATAGCCCAGAACGTTGGCTACAGTTTGACGAAGATGTAAACGTCGTACGTGGTCCAGTGCCCGGAGATAATAACGACACGATTTATTGGTCAGGGCAAACCTTTCCTAAAATGGGTAGAAATGCTGACGTTGTGCATGCTTCTAATCCAATGCCTATTGGTGGTTATAGACTAGGCATACCTGCCCCAACTGCAGCCCCAACCGTAGCTGCAGTAGGAGAAGAACAATTTGATGGGCTTATCGCATTTGTAAATGAAAGTTCTACTATAACAATAACTACATCTGCTAGCGGATCAGCCGCTGCACATGGTGTGACCGCAGGTGAATATGTAACTCTTACAGGCTTTGCTACAACACAAGGTGTAGAAGCCGCAGATATAAATGGTAACTATAAAATAAAATCAGTGCCTAGTGTTTCTACTTTAACAGTAGAACTATCTGCTGCTGCAACTGGGACAGGTAATAGTGCTTCTGTAGCCAACGGTGTAAAACTCGGTGGTAACTCAGATGCAGAGTTAGATTACGAAACTTCGTACGTATATACTTTTGTATCTGCATACGGAGAAGAAGGCCCACCTTCTCCAGCTTCTACTGTTATAACTACAGATGATAATATGACTGTAGCTATATCTGGGCTAGAAACATCTACGACTATTACTAATACAAACTTATCAAAGAAAAGAATATACAGATCCAATACTGGTTCTAATTCTACGCAGTTTCAATTTGTAGCAGAACTTGCTTTATCTGCTGCTACGCATACTGATGTATCAAGAAACAGTGAACTAGCTGAACTTTTACCTTCTGATACTTGGATTGCACCCCCAGATGATGATACAGCTTTATATCCAGAAGGGCCTATGAAAGGTCTTATATCTTTGCCAAATGGGATTCTTGCTGGTTTCACAGGAAAACGTGTATGTTTTAGCGAGCCTTTTTTACCGCATGCTTGGCCTGCTAATTATAGAATTGCTATCGATGAAGAGATTATAGGTATAGCTGCAACGGCTAACGGGGTTATAGTAGGTACAAAAGGTACTCCATACTTAGTAACAGGTAGTGACCCTTCTGCTATGGTAGCTATAAAAATAGAGTCAGGTGAAGCGTGTTTAAACAAAAGATCTATGGTAGATATGGGCGAGTTTATTGTATATGCAGGTCCAGATGGTTTAACAGCTGTACAAGGCGCAACTGCTACAGTTCTTACACAAGCTCTTATCACACCTGAACAATGGCAAACAAACTATTACCCTTCTACTATTACAGGTTTTAAATGGCAGGGTAGATACGTAGGTTTCTATAGCACAGGTTCTGGTTTTGGTGGTTTTATATTTGACCCAAGAGAACAAGCTAACGCTCTTGTAGATCTTGATGTTGGTGCATTAGTACGTGGCGGGTTTACTGATCCAGATGATAACGAACTATATATAATAATAGGTAACAAGATTAAAAAGTTTCAAGGTAGTAATACAGCTTTAACTTACAATTGGAAATCAAAAACATATAACGTCCCTAGGCCAACAAGTTTTGGGTTTGCTAAAGTAGATGCAGAAACCTATCCAGTAACTATAAAAGTATACGGAGATGGCAATGTTATATACAACGCTACTATTTCTACAAGTGGTAGTGCTTTTAGCGTTACAGGTACTACTCCTAGTTTTAGTGCTACTGCTATAACTGAACCTATGGTACGTTTACCAGCAAGTGTACATACAGAGTTTGCTATAGAAATAGAGAGTACTAAAGTTGTAAATGAAGTCTGTATTGGAGAAAACATAGCTGAACTTAAGGAAGCCTAATGTCAACTAAACTTCCTGCTCTTAAGAACATACCACCTAAAACGGATAGAGAACTTAAAATAGCTCTTGATGCTATTAAAGAAGCGTTAGAAGTTAGATTAGGAAGACGTGGTGATCCTTTAGATAGAGCTGTAACTCTTAGAGAATTGTCAGACTCTGGCATAGTAAAAGTCAGAAACAAAGGTGTTCAGACTAGTGACATAGTACCTCCTGGAGAAGGCGGCGGAGGAGGCGGAGGCGAGCAAGGCCCCCCACCTGCTCCTAGTGGTTTAGAAGCAAGCGGTGCTTTTACTGGCATACTTTTAAAATGGAACACACCTTCTTATGGTAGGCATGCTTATACAGAAATATGGAGATCAAAAGATAACGCCCTTGGCGGTGCTACCCTTATATCCACTGCTATTGGTTCTATATATAGCGATGAAGTAGGTTACAACCAAAACTATTATTACTGGGTAAGGTTTGTAAGCACATCAAATGAAGTAGGCCCTTACAACGATACCGAAGGTACAGAAGCTACTACGCTAGCTTCGATAGCAGCAGTGATGACGCAACTTAGTCAAGAACTAAGTGCTTTACCGGGCTTTTCTACATTAAATACAACCATACCTATTACTTTAGGATCTACTACAGCCAACTTACAAGCTACTATAGCTACTGTAAATGCAGCAGCGGCTTCTGCCCAAGCTTCAGTTAATAGTTTAACAACAAGTACACCTAGGGTTATAAGGGCAACATCTGCACCCACACAAAGATCTGATAGTACCTCTTTACAAGCTGGTGATATATGGATGGACACCGACAACGGTAATGAGATATTCGTGTACACCGGTAGTACCTGGGCAGCAAGTACGGCCGGGTCTACTAGTTCTTCTGATACAACTTTACAAACACAGATTAACGCTAATGGTAATGCTATATCTCAAAACGCATCTGATTTATTATTAGTTGCGGGTGTTAGTGACAATGGCGATATATCAACTTCAATAAATATTACATCTTTAAATTCTTCTATAACTAATGCTAATACTAATATAAGCGGAAATGCTTCTGCTATAGGTGCTTTAACAACTAGGGTATCATCTGCAGAAGGAACTATAACTGTTCATACAGGAGACATTACAGAACTAGAAAGTACTTTGTCTGGTTACTCTGGAACCTCTACTGTAGCTACTGCAGTTAGTGGGTTAAATACTAGACTTTCATCTGCTGAGGGTGCTATAAGTTCTCAAACCAGTTCTATTACCGCTTTAAATAGTGCGTTAAATGGTTTTGGTGGTACGAATGGAGTAGCTAATGCTATTAGTGGATTACAAACACAGATAACATCTAATGATGATGACATAGCAACTAAAGCAAGTACCTCCTCTGTTACTGCTCTAACTTCTAAAGTAGACGCGAAGAACCAAACTTTTGTACAAGATGATGCTCCAACTGCTATAGCTATTGGGGATCTTTGGGTAGATTCAAATGATAACAATAAGTTATATAGAGCAACTGCAACAGGAACTGGAAACTGGGTAGCAGTTGGCGACACTAGCGGTTTACATGTTTTTGCTCAAGATGCTGAGCCTACTGCAAGACCTGATGGATCAGTATTACAAACAGGCGACTTATGGTTTGATACGAATGATAATAGAAAACAATCTAGATATAACGGCAGTGCCTGGGTAGCTGTTGATGACACACGTTTAACTTCTAACGCAACAGCTATATCTAATTTATCTACTGCTGTAGGTTTATCTGGTGCAAGCTCTACTAAAATAACTGACTTAGAAAGCACAGTTAACCATGCCTCTACGGGTGTATCTGCTACCTCAACTGCAGTAGGCCTTTTACAGACTGCCGTAAGTAATAATGATGGTGATATAACTAGTATAAACGGCTCTATTACTTCTTTAACAAACGTAGTAAATGCTAAAACACAAACTTTTGTTAGTAGTTCAGCACCGACTGCTATCTCTGTTGGCGATCTTTGGATTAAAACTTCAGAAGACAATAAACTTTATCGTGCAACTGCGGCCGGTAACAGTAACTGGGTGGCCGTAAACGACACTTCGGGGATCACGGTCCACGCTCAATCATCACAGCCTACTGGAGCGCAAGAAGGGGATCTTTGGTTCGATACTGGTAATGATAACCAACAATATAGATGGAGTGGGTCTGCTTGGGTGCTTCTTGCTGACGACAGGGTGGCTGCAAATGCCACTGCTGTATCTAATTTATCTACAGCTGTAGGTTTAAATGGCTCTACTTCTACCAAAATTACTGATTTAGAATCTACTGTAAACCATGCTACAACTGGTGTAGCTGCAACTGCAGGTGCTGTTAATCAATTAGAAACTACTGTAACTGCTATACCTGTAAACTTTAGTCAGGCAAACGAACCTAGTTCAGGTCTTACAACAGGAGACTTATGGGTAGATACAGATGACAAACAATTATATAGATATGATGGTAGTAACTGGCAAAGTATAAGAGATAGTTTAGTTACCTCTCATGCTAGTCTTATATCAAGTCTGCGAACAGATGTAGACGGCAACGCTGCAGATATAACTATTAATCAGACAGCTATCTCTGATGAAGCAACTGCAAGAGCTACGGCAATAACCGGAGTCAATGCTTCTATTGCTACAAAAAACAAAACTTTTATAGGAACAAGTGCTCCTACTGCATTAGCAGCTGGTGATCTATGGATTAAAACTTCAGAAGATAATAAACTTTTTCGTGCAACCGCAGCTGGTAACAGTAACTGGGTAGAAGTTAGAGATACAGCTAATGATAATTATCCTAGAGTGTTTACGCAAAATGGCCAACCGACTGCCATAAATATAGGCGACATTTGGTTTGATACAAATAGCACACCAGCTAATAAACAATACAGATGGGATGGCAGCAATTGGATAGAGGTCCGTGATGTAACTACAAATGCTAGTGTTACTACTTTATCTACAGCTGTTACGGACATAGAAGGTAATGCAGCTGCAGCGTATGTACTGCAAGTAAATGCTAACGGTGCTGTTGCTGGTATGGTTATTGAAGCTAATGCTTCTGACTCTGGTACGGGTACAGCCGTACAGTTCCAGGCAGATAAGTTTGCTATATGGGACGGGTCGGGTGCTTCTTCTACTAACTCTGTAGCTCCATTTATTGTTAGTGGTGGAACAGTCTTTATAGCCGATGCTATGATTCAAGATGCTGCTATAACCAATGCGAAGATAGCAGACGCTACCATAGATAATGCGAAGATAACTAATACATTAGACGCTGGAAAAATAACAACAGGAACCATATCGGCTGATAGGTTAGATGCCTCTGTTATTGTTTCTACTGATTTATCTACTGGTGGTTCTACAAATATTCACGGCGCAAACATTACTACAGGTACTATTAATGCTAACCGTATTGATGCTTCTTTTATACAGTCCTCAGATTTATCAACTAGTGGCTCAACAACTATTCACGGTGCAAACATAAGCACAGGTCAAATAGATGCTGACCGTATCAACGTTACAGATTTAGTATTACCTACAATAAACAAAAAAGTATCAGGTACTACTATCGGTGGGTTTGCTAATAACACCATGAGACTAGCTCAGGTAGGTGAGATAGGAACAGAGCCAGGTATATACCAAGGTTATGTAAGGGTGTTTGGTGGTAATGGTCAGGTTAAAACATTAAGTATTGCAGCTGGAGATGGTACTTATGGCGGTGCTGGTAATGATTTACTTAACACAAGTAACGCTTACACTAACGGACCAACTGATACTACTTTACCTATGGTAGATACAGGAGGCATACAATATCATTCTAACAGAGCAGAAGCCTGGGCAGGTATAGGTAGATTCCAAACTACTTATGCTATAGCGCAGATTTCTGTTACTTTTATAAAGAGAAGTGCTAACTCAGTGCCTACCAATTTGTACATACTTGCTCAAGGCGATGGTGGAACTAGATATTTAAGTAACGTAGAATATTCATTCCAGAGGCTTGCACTTAACCAGCCTAACGACTTTACATTTACAGATCTAACTAACCAAAATACTTCTACAGTCTTTACATCAAATGCTATAACTTTAAGTGGTTCTGGATTCTCTGGTGGTACTGCTACCTTAACAGGAAGTGGGGCTACATTTAGAGTTAATAGTGGTAACTATGTTACAGGATCGCAAACCGTTGCTAATGGCGATACAATCAATGTTAGAGTTACAAGTAGCTCTGTTGCGGGCGCAACAGTAAGTGGTACTGTAACTGTAGCGGGAGTAAGTGATACTTATAGCGTAACAACTACAGGCGGTGGTTCACCACCAAGTAACCCACCACCAGGCCCACCTGGACCAGGAGGAGGACCTATACCATAATGGCTATACATAATTTTGATTACACATACGAGTTTGTAAAATGCGAAACTACATTTAAAAGTGGTACTGACCGCACTTCGATTGTCGCTCAGGTTACTGTTAACATTACTGCAGTAGATAAAGCAGATGATACTAAAACTATAACTACAGAAGAAACTCGTGCTTTGAGTTATGGGTATCTGCAGTCTGCGTCCGAATTACCTGACAGTTTTGTAGAAATAGGTAATGTTACAAACGATAAAATGGTTGATTGGTTTAAAGAAGGTACATCAACAACTGACTTAGATGGGTTTTATACGTGGAAGCTTTATGGCTATGCAGAAATGGATGATACGTGATAATATAAGACATGGCGGATAAACGAAAAACAGCAAAGAAACCTATAAAGAAAAAAGCTCTTACTAAAAGACAAGAAGCTTCTCTTAAAAGACATTCTAAACATCATACTACTGGACACATGAAGTTTATGAAAAGACGTATGCTTATGGGAGATACTATGAGGCAAGCGCATAAAAAAGCACAATCTAAAGTAGGTAAATAATGTACGAGTATAGATGTAATATAACCAGAGTTGTAGACGGTGATACCGTAGATGCTGAAATAGACTTAGGTTTTGATATAGTTTATAAATCTCGTGTACGTTTATATGGGATCGATACACCAGAATCACGAACACGTGACCTAGACGAAAAAGCTAGAGGCAAGTTGGCTTCTCAGTTTTTATCTACAAGTATTTTACACGCTGACAATTTAGTCATACAAACAAAACTAGACAAGAAAGGGAAGTTCGGCAGAGTTCTAGGCGTTATCGTTGCAGATGACGTGGATCTAAACCAAGCGCTTATTAATAATTATCTTGCTGTTGCTTACACAGGCCAAAGCAAAGATGACATTGAAGCGGAGCACTTAGCAAACAAGGAGGAGCTGTTAAAGCTTGGAAAATATGAAGAAGTTATTAGCTAACATAGTAGGGAGCGTAGCTCCAACATTAGGAACTGCACTAGGTGGCCCATTGGGTGGCATGGCCGGTGATGTTATATCAAAAGTTTTAGGCGTAGAAAATACTCCAGCAGCTTTAGAAAAAGGTATAGCTGCAGCAACCCCAGAACAATTATTAGAAATTAAAAAAGCTGAAGCAGACTTTGAAGCAAAGATGAAACAGCTTGACGTAGATATATACAAACTTGAATCGGAAGAAAAACAAGACGCACGTAAACATTTTTCTAAAGACTGGACTGCTCGTATTATAGGTATAGCAGTTGTAGGTGGGTTTATGGGTTATATATTCTTAGTTACATTACAACCACCAGAACAAAACAGTGAGGCCCTAATTAATTTAGTGCTAGGTTACTTAGGTGGGTTAGCATCTGCAATCATATCTTTTTATTTTGGGGCCTCCAATACTAGCGACAAAGAATGAACGAAATCGTAACTGTTATCCAACAGGTTGGTTTTCCTATAGCAGCAGCTCTGGGGTTAGGTTGGTTCATTTATCAATTAATAATGCGAATAGTTGACGGCATGGAGACTAAATTAGACGTAGTTGATGAAAAAGTAGCAGAACAAATAACCGCTATGGAACTTAGACTAGGTACAAAACTTGACTCACAGCATGGAATACTAGTAGCATTAATAGATAGAATACGTAGTTTAGACAATGAAATCATTAGACAAGACACGTTGATTAAAACTATTTTAGGAGTGCCACAGCTAATTGATAGCAACAAGATAGCTAAGGCAGATAGAGATGACCAAAGGAAAGATTAGTTTAGTACTACTTCTTGCAGTTAGCGTTAGCGCAGATAAAATGACGCATAAATTTAAATCCCCTTCTTTTAGCGGAGAAAACACTTCTAGCCATTATCTTACTATTGATAACGTTGAGTACACTAGAAAAATGACTATTAAAGCGGAGATTAAAGCTTTACAAGATCAAATAAAAAGAGACAAAGAAAACACTACGTTAGCTAGATTTGTTAGAAACCTAGAGTCAAGAATATACGCGCAGTTATCAAGGCAACTAGTAGAAGCTCTATTTGGAGAAACTCCAAGCGATAATGGTACAATTGAGTTAGAGGGAAATACAATAACCTACACTGTCTCAGACGGTATAATAACTTTAACTATTGTGGACGCAGACGGAAATGAAACAATTATCCAAATTCCTATCGGTTCTTTTACTTTCTAGTTGCGTTTCTTTAATAATTGACCCAATAGAAAATAATATCCCTTCTATACAAAGAATAGAAAACGCACAGGTAGAAACTCTAATCGTGTCGGACCTTGCTTCTATAGGCGTACCTGTACGCCTACCCGTAGTTGCCGTATATCCAACATCTTTTACTGACCAGACTGGGCAAAGAATGAGTAATTCTATGTATGCTTCTTTCTCTACTGCTATAACTCAGCTACCAAGTGCTTATCTTATTAGAGCTTTACATAAAGCGGGTGCAGATCACGGCGGGTTCTTTACAGTAGTTGAAAGAGTAGGTTTAGATAACCTAACTAAGGAACGTCAAATCATACGGAGTGCTAGAGAAGCACAGGATAATGGTTCAGAGCTAGGGGCCCTCCTGTTCGCTGGTTTAATTATAGAGGGAGGTGTGATAGGATATGAGAGTAACGTTACTTCTGGAGGTTCCGGAGCACGTTATTTAGGCCTTGGCGCAACCAAAGCTTACAGAAGAGATTCGGTAACAGTACAACTTAGATTAGTGTCTGTTACATCAGGAAAGGTTTTACTAGAGACATTAGTAACAAAAACGATACTAAGTGCCTCATTAAGTAACGATGTTTTTCGATTTATTTCTGACAATACAGAGTTAGTCGAGATAGAAAGTGGCGTTGTAAGAAACGAGTCCGGAGGATTAGCCTTACGAGCTGCAATAGAAACAGCAGTCTTGCAAATAATCAAGGAGGGTACAGAGGCAGGCTATTGGAGTATAGATGAAAAATTTAAAAATATTGATTGCGACGATGCTTGTATTTCCGCTTTACGCGGCTGATAACGAGATATATGTAGATCAGGCTGGGGCCACACTAAACTTAGACCTAGAACAATTAGGCTCTGGAAATATCATAGGTGGGCTAAATGCTACCGCTGGTTCGATGACTTTTCTTGACCTCGACGGAGGCACTATGACTTTAGATATAAACCAAATAGGTAGTTCTAATACCTTTTTAGGAGACATCTTAGCTGATAACTTTACAGGTTTTTTTGAGTTTGATGGAGACAGTAATGACTTCACTATCCAAGTAGACCCTACTAATACCTACGGAGCTGACGATGGTGACTTCAATGTAGATGTTACAGGTGACAGCAACGACTTTACTTTAAATGTAGGCACATCAGCACTTGCTGCTACTTTAGACCTAGACTGGATTATCAATGGTTCTAGTAATACATTTGATTTTGATATTAACTATGATGGCGGTACATCTTACGTAGATGTAGACGGTGACTCTAACAATGTTACATTTGACGGCTCAGGATATGCCGGCGGGTATTTTTACCTAGATCAAACAGGAAGTTCAAGAACATTTAACATACAACAACAGAGTACACTAGATAATGACTGGCTTAAAATTATTTCTACTGGTTCTTCTGGTACTGTCTGTGTCATACAAAACGACGGCGGAACAAGTACCGGCTGTTAGTATTGGTGGTATATCAGAACTAAAAGGAGACGCTAGCGTACTAAGGGATCAACCTTACGGTGCTGCGTTAGACTTCGACATCCAACAAATGGACGACGTCCGCACAACCAAGGGACGTGTAGGTATTACTTTCCTGGATGATTCTATTGTCCGACTAACAGAACATTCAAAACTTGTAATTACTGAGTATGTATACGACCCTGACCCATCTAAGGGTAAGATGGCTTTGCGTTTTGCGAACGGCACAGCACGTTTTGTTAGTAGTAAGCTAGGAAAAATAGATAAAAAGAACATCTCGTTATCCACACCTACAGCAGATATAGCGATTAGGGGTACAGATTTTACTGTTACAGTAGATGAGCTAGGCCGATCTCTTATTATATTATTACCAGATGTTAACGGAATATCTAGTGGCGAGATACTTGTTACTACCGCAATGGGCACAGTTACATTAAACAAACCTTATGAAGCTACAACTGTTAATGTGTTTGAATCTACACCAAGTAAACCTGTTATTTTAGATTTAACTTTAGACATAATAGATAACATGTTAATCATAAGTCCTCCGGACGAAGCAGAGTTATCCACAGATCTATCCACAACGTCCGCAAATAGCGGAGCAATTCTTGATATTGATTACTTAGAATTTAATGATTTAGAGTTTGATTACTTAGCAGAAGATTCACTTGAATTTAGTGAGCTCGATATCAACTACCTAGACGTAAATTTTTTTGAAGATTTACTAGCAGTCATACAAGAGTTAGATACATTAGGAGATCAAGCTTTAGCTACAGGTTCTTTGGTCCAGGGTACAAAGTTTGGTCAAGATTTAACTACTCAGATAACAACTTTTACACAAGACGATACTCTTATTTTAGAGAGAGCAGTAACACAGGCTACTAAGTTGACCTTAAATATCTCGCAGGGATATACTATAATATTGTTACAGGATGGTAAAACACAACAAGTGTTAGTAAATGGTGGAGGTGACTCTACTATTACAATAACACAGGGGTCAGGATGATCGGATTTACATGCGGAGCTTTTGATTTATTACATGCAGGACATGTAGTTATGTTTAAAGAAGCTAAAGAAAATTGTGATTACTTAATCGTAGGATTACAAACAGACCCATCTATAGACAGACAAGAAAAAAATCAACCAGTTCAATCTATCTATGAACGTTACATACAACTCCAGGCAGTTAAATACATAGACGAAGTTATACCTTATGACACAGAAAAAAGTTTAATTGATTTATTAGAAAGCACAGAAATACACATAAGATTTATAGGGGAAGATTATGTAGATAAACATTTTACAGGCAAAGGTATGCATGAGATCTACTACACTAACCGTAAGCATTCTTTTTCTACTACAGAACTAAGGAGTAGAAGATGAAAAAATGGTATTCATATATAACTGTAGCTTTATTAACTTTACCTTTATTGTTTAGCTGGCAGGCATTAGAAGTACTAAAACTAAAAACATTTGACGCACTCGTACAAACACCAGATCCATCTGGCTGGTTTGTAACGTTAGATATAACAGAAGAAGATGTAGCGCTTGCGGGCGGATGGCCGTACCCGCGGCAAGACCTTGCACGAATACAATTAGATTTGTTGGATGCAGGAGCTTTAGGCGTGGGTTGGGTTGTTGCTTTTCCACAAGCAGATAGATTCGGTGGAGATCAGGCATTTGCAGATGCTCTACTACAAGGACCTAGTGTAATCGCCACGTTTGAAGGGGGCAGTTCTTATGCGCCAACTACAGGCACAGTTATATTAGGAGATGGAGAACCTATACAGGGTATTGCTTCACAGGGTGTGATTGGAAATGTGTCCGTGCTAGCAGACTCAGCCTACCAGGGGCTGGCAGTTGCACGTACTGACGTAGATAATTTAGTTAGGCGTTTACCTTTATTGCTCCAGACTCCAGACGGTTGGACTCCGTCTTTTGGTATACAAGTTATTAAAATGATTAGTGGTTCAGATACGTACATTATTAAAGGACAGCAGGGGCAGATCGAAGAACTTACTGTTCCTAATTATGCAGAAGTACCTGTAG